CAAGCAATCAATCCATTTGATTTGTGGAAGGGTGCAAACTTCAAGTTGAAGATTCGTAAGGTAGACGGATTTTGGAACTACGACAAGTCTGAGTTTGAGGCTGTAACACAACTGTTACCAACTGATGAGGAACTTGAAAAGGTTTATCAGTCAGAGTATCCTTTGAAACCCTTTCATGAGGAGTCTAACTTCAAGTCTTATGCAGAATTGAAGGAAAAGATGGAACGTGTATTGGGTGAGACAGTAGACAATCGTACTGCTGAGCAAGTTGCATCTGATTTGGAAGAAGTTCCGTTTGATGGTGGAAAACCAATTACTGGTGGAACATCTGATACTATGGACTACTTTGAGAAGTTGGCAACTGCCTAAGCTCCTTGCATTCCATACTTCCAGTTTGACTTATCTTCAGAACTTGAACCCATAAGCATACTGGTAGATCCAGTACTTTTGTTAATAATGGTGGTCGGGGCATTTACTTCACCTTGACCACCAGTTAGCATTTGTTCAGTCAATTTTGCAGGAATTATTTTAGCAGCGGCTGGAAGTGCAATAAGTTCATTGGAATGAGCTTCAATAAATCCCCCCTTTGAAATTGTTCCCCCAGTTTGTGCAGATTTCATTTTACTTTCTATTTCATTTTTTAATTTTAAAAGATCTTCAAGTAGCATTTCTCTACTTTGACCTATCATGGTTCTTGTATCTCCGGCAGCTAATTCTTTTTCATGTTCAGCAATTTTTGCATTAATCTCTACTAATTTTTGTTCATTCATATGTTTATCTTGCGCCTTGTTTTGACCATCATCTCCTCCAAATATACCACTTACAAGATCTCCTACCATATCTCCTACACTAAAATCTTTGAACCAGTCAATAACTCTACTAAAGAATCCTTTAATCCATTCCAACACAGGATCAATAACATTTTCATTAAGCCAGTTCATAGGTGAAAAATCTTCACTTATTGCTTCTTCTGAAAAATTAAGTGTTTTTGCTAACCAATTAATAGGTGTTTTAATTAATAAATCAAATATCCAATCTGCAAAACTAGAAAATCTACCCCACATACTACCTAAAGCTTCACCTATCTTATCTGGATTAAGGGTTATAAGACCTTCTATTAATTTTATATAATCGGTAAATTGACCTCTTATCCAATCAGTAATAGAAAATTGATACCACTCAGAACCTTCTACTTCTTTTTCATCTATTCCAAAAATACCTAAGAATTTTTTAATTAACCATTTAAGTGCATCTTCTGCAATTCCCATTAAATCAAAAATAAAGAAATCCATTAGGGCTGTAATTGCACCTCCCAACCCTGCAACTGTTTTATCCCATAAAGATCCTTCCTGTGCTTCAAAGGCATCCATAAATCCTACAACTGCTTCATAACCAGCAATTAACCATGATATTGGGCCCAAAAATTTTAGAAATTTAGTTCCTATTTTTCCTAAGAAATTTTTGATTCCTTGTATAGCTTTACTTTCTGTCAGTACAGTTATTGCTTTTGCTATTGCTCCTGTTTTACCACCAAACATTCCACCTATCCATGTAAATAATGCTCTAAGTTTACTGGTTTCATCAAACCAAGTTAAAGGATTAAGGGCTCTTAAAGCTTTAAGTGCTTTTGCAATAAATCCTTCCCCTGCAAATACATTTCTTATCCATCTAACTAAATTTCTAAGTGGGCCTTCACCACTTTTCCATTTTTTAATATCTTGTCCTGTCATATGTTTCCAGAGATCATCTACCCAACCTCCTGCACCAAACCAACCTTTTATAGAACCAACTAATGATTTCATAAGATTTAATGCTGCTAAATTTCTAAGGGTTGTCCATATACCATCAAGTACTGATACAGTAGCATCCCATTCAAGTCCTATTTTTTCTACCCAACCTTTTACTGTATTAGTAATTTCTTCCCAATCTTTTTCTTCTAGAAATTTAAAAAGTGCCCAAAGAGCTGCAAGCCCCAATCCTTTTAAAAGTAGGTCTAACATATTTCCTGCAAATCTTGTAACAGCAGCTAATTTGGTCTTTCCAAATTTTACTGCACTATCTTTTGCTAATTTTGCTAATTTTGCACTTCTTTCTTGAAATGTTTTTGCCCATTTAAAATGACCTAATAATTTTCCCCAAAAACCAGTTTTTTTCTGTTCTTCAGTTGTTTGATCATCAGCCGCATCTTCAGTAGCATCTGCACCTAATTTATTACTTTCTAAAATTCCTGCTAACAGTTTATCATTTGCAGCTAAAAAATCATCTTTAGTTGGGCCTGGTGATGCATTTGAAATTTGTAATTGCTGAGTTATTGCAACTAATGAATTTTTAACTTCAACTAAAGTATTTTTTACTTCTTGTTGGGTAGTTTCTAAAGATTGGTCAGCCATATTTTTGTTTTCTATTTTGTTCTTGTATTCTTGCGTTTTCTTCTTTAATCCATGTAACTAATTTATCAACGTATATATCCCTCTCCCACGGCAACATATTTTCAATTTCAGTTAAACTCCATTTATGATGTTGCATCATATTAAAAGTTGTATCAAAATGTGCCTCTAGGTTTGTGTGTGAGAGGGCTATTAAAAAAAATCATTCATACCCGATAATGTTACTGTAGATTTTACTCCTGTATTTGGATTTTCTATTTCTACTTTATGTTTTAAAGAAGGCATAGTTTCAAAAAACTGTTGAATTTTTTCAAATTGTTGATGATTTAAACTTTCTAAAAATGCTAATTTATCTTTTAATGGGTAGTCCATAGCATCATGAGTTTCTTCTCCTTCCCATATTTGATAGATACAATTTGCAATCATTTCAAATAATCTATCAGCATCTTTTTTATTTCCTTTGCTTGTTGTAGCATAACCAATAGTTCCAATAGATGGATATGACATTAACACACCAACATTTGGATTTTCTGTTAATTGTATTCTAGGGTCATGTTTTTTATCTATTTCAACATTGACTGTGGTTAAATCAATCTCAACATCAACTTCTGTTTTTTCATCATCTGGACATTTGATTTTTATTTTTGCAACTTCTCCTATTGATTTTGCTCGTATATTTAAAAAAATATATTCCATATCGAATAGTGGCATTTTATCAAGTTGTAATTGTCCACTACAACAACTTTCTATAATATTTTTAATAGCATGATAAGTTGCATCTTCTGTTCCTGTTTCTTGTGCAATCAATAAAAGTTTTTCTTCTTTTACAAGAAAAGGTCTATAACTAATTTCCTCATCAGTTGAGGGAATATTTAACCGATACTCCGGCGTATTAATTTTTGGTAAAGACATAATATTCTCACTATTTTAATGTTAAAATTATCCAAATAAATTTGACGCTTTTGATAAAGGGCCAGTATTTATTCCTTGATTCACAGCACCAGTTAATGGGCCACTCAATTCTGCTGGTAAATCTTCCAAGAATGGGAATCCATCTTTTTCATTTCTGAATTCACCAACAGAAAGATTAATTTCACCACGATTTCCAATATTACCCATCTTGAACGGATTCCATTTAACATATGACCATGTAACATCAAATGTTAAAATAGAATCAGCTGCATCATGTGCAAGAGCAAGTTCTCCCACTATTTGTGGAAAACATTTAAAAACTCTTATTCCATAATTATCTCTAAATTCTATTTTAGGTATTGGTTTTGATCCTCTACCTTTTCCTTGACCTCTTGGGCCATCAACTCCTGTAGCCTCATTTAAATCTTTAGTAAATTCTTGTATACCTTGACTAATTTTTTCAGCTCGTGAGGGTTCATCTGGTTTTCCATTTAAAGATGCCCCAGAGGCTATTGTTGTACGAGTATGAACATCAAAATCAGCAGTATATTCATCCCAAAAGTTAAAATTTCCAGTTATATCATTGTGTATTAATTTTTGCCATGCATCAAAGTAATTTTTAATGTGCATAGTACCATCACAATAGAAAGAAGTTGTTATAGAACCATATACAGAAGTTTGAGGAAAAGGAAATGGTGCAGCTCCCGCTTGTCTATAAAGACCAGTTTGTATTTGTTTTTCAGGTATAGAAACTTTACTACAATATAGGTCTAGTTTACTTTCACTTCTTGGTATTACTTTTTTACCTGAAGGATTATAATTAGTAGTTGCTACTTCTTTAGCTGCATCAAATCTTCTTTTTAAATGTTGAGTAGTAGAATTATTCATGATATGAGTTTGCCAATCTAAACCACCACTTTTTACCCTTCCAGTATTACCTCCTGCCCAATCACGTTCTTCGGGGCCACCATGTGGGCCACCACCACTAGTTCTTTCCATAGTTTGTTGATCTATTCCTTTAGGCATTCCAAATCTTACTTTAAAATTAACAGGGTGTTGAAAACCTTCTCCTTTACCAACAATGGTACGGATGGTTTGCATTTCCCCCATTGCATCTTTTTCAAATTTCTTTCTTCCTTTGTCATCCTCTAGGATTCCAATTTTTCTAAGAAGTCCTTGACCTCTTTCCTTAGAAAGACCTACCCGAATATCTTTATTTCCTATTTTTACCCCATCTCTAAATAATGCCATTTTTTTATCCTTCCCAATCTTTTAAAAAATCTTTATGTATTTTGGAATCATTAACCTTCCAAGACTGTATTGGAAGTCCTACTGCATAAGGCCAATCATTACCACCTATTTTATAAAATCCACCTTTGGAGCGAGTGTTTATATATCTTTTCACACATTTTTTAGCAGGTTTAAATTTTGATATTAATTGCCATGATAATTTTAATCTATAATCTTCATCTAAATTTCCCTTTACTCCACTCACCCTCATAAGTGCTCGCATTAAATTTAATCTGTGTTCAGGATTAAGATAATGTAAGTTAATTCCATAAAAACCACCAGTAGCTGGTTCAAATGGAAAAATTAAAGGAAATCGATCCCAATATGGTAAAATTGGATATTCTTTATCATGTTTTGCATTATATTGAAAGAAAAACATTGAGCCAATATCTCTCCCACCAAGTCTACCTTGAACATCAATATTTCTAGATTTTAATTCTTTCCTACCACGAGGCCCTGTAATGAGGGCTCGTTGAGTTTCTTTAACGAGATTTCTAAACCATTTTACAGCTTCCTTACTCTTTGCTCGTACTTGTTTTAAAAAATCTGTTTCTATACTATCTGCCATATAAGTATTTAGTCGTCTTGAGGTGATCTTCTGTTATTATTAAAAATTTCCATCCGTTCTTTTTACATATATCTTGTGCAGCTGACCATTTTGCACGATTCCTTGCCCATTCTTTTACTTCATGCATGAAAGCTTTGGAAACTCTTTTAGTTGGTCTTGGTGGTTTGGTATACTTCTTTGGTTTAATTTCCACCATGAATTTTTCACCATTTTTTGTCTTGATATAGAAATCGGGAAAGTATCTATGTCGTTTACGATCTAATGGTGAAATATATGGGACTACAAGTTCCTCTGAGCCCCATTCCACAATATCATCGTTCTCATCGCAGTACACCATGAACTTGCGTTCCCACAATGACCTATAAATAATATTGTCAATATCCCCTTTGTACTTCTTTCGATTCGTGGGGTGAAATTTACCCTTGTAAGACATATAAATAATTAAAAATACTTCACAGGAATATTTATGCAGAATTTTATAGCACAATCTATGAG